GTTAATGCTTTCCATTCCTTATCTGTGATCACACCCATATTCTTTAATGCGTGTATGGATTCGTGGTTAAAGACATCTATTATTGCTTTTGCTTGCGCCGCATCGCCAAGATTGGAATTAAGATAGTCATAAGCTAACAAAATAACATGTTTAACAGAGTTATCTTTTTCTTGCTGTTGTAATGTAACACCCTCTACTATAACCTTTATTCCCTTTGGTGTCGCAATCTTGCTAATATAATTAATATCTACATCTTCCATACCTCTAGATTTAAGTAAGGCGCTAACTTGCTTTTGTATCGGTTTTATTTCTTCGTCAAGAATCTCCTGATTCTTATTTTCAATAAATGCTTCTAAATCTATCTCTGCTTTTTTGAGTGCAGCCTTTAGTACCTTCTGATCTGTCTTAGGATTCTTGCCATTCATGGCATCAAGGACTGTCTGGGCTTCAGCCTGCGTTTTGAAGGTCGCCAAGGCACCACTGTAAACAAGAGCACCATTCTCGTATTGCTGCTCGGCTACAGCGAATGCCGGTTCGGAATCAATTCTTGATACGGCAGAAACCACAGATCGTTCAACTGGAAGGTTCGGGTCTTTGGCTGCGCGTCCCTTCGTGCCGTAAGACATGTTGGAAATCATGCGTCCGTTCGAGCCGATACTCACATGACCATCATCCGATAGCTTCTGTTTTATCTGCCTAGCCTGATGGTAATTAACGCTTAACGCTTCTTGTATGTTGGCAATGGTCAGACTTCCCTTGCCCTTGAGCATCATTGCCTTGATGCCCTTCGCCGCAGTGGAGCCAATGCCGAACATGGATTGCAATTGTTCAGAAGATGGGAAGCCCGTTTCCCACTTGTCTTTGGTGTCCAGTGTTTTGGCTAGTGCCGAAATGCGAACAAGTTCACGGGCTTTTTGATACTGGTCGTTGGTGAATTTCCCTTTGTGCTGTCCGTACTCTTCAAGAACTTCACCGGCTTGTTCTATGGACGGGTCTTCATCAATCCTCGGCGCTGCGTTCTTGGCCGCTCTAGCCTCGGAAGCCTCAATGAAGGCTTTGCTTCGCCCGGTGTAGTCCGGCAATAATCGACTTCCTTCATATTCCCCGCCATAGTCCTCAAAATCAAACCCGGTTTTAATAAGTGGGCCTTCATGTTCGACCTCTGCGGCTCGTTCTGCTCCGACCTCTGCTTGCTTGGCTCTCTGTAACCGTCCCTCTAATTCAACAACAGAGCCTTTCATCGGCGCGGCGGCTTCGCCAACCCTTCTCTCTACGTTGGCTACTATGTTTTCTAACTGATGCAAGATATTGTCGCGCTCTGCCTGTGCGTCGGCATCGGCGTCGTCAACGGCTTTTTGTCTTCTACTTTTTATGACATGCTTGCCACCGGCACCAGCACCAGTTAGTATGCCACCAAGAGTTCCACCAATAAAAAATGCCTGTTTATATTCCTCAATTGCCTCATCACTATCCAGTGACTTACCAGCCTGCGCCCTATCGATTATTTGTTGTGATAGTTCGGCAGTACCTTCTGATCCAAAACCAATCCCACTCGCACGACCAATCTTCTTGATTATATTGGGTACTGCTTTCTTGACTGTTTTTCCTAAAGCTGTCTTAACAGCCTTCTCTACTGGAACTTTCAAAAAACCAGCTACTTTCAGCATCAACAAATCAGAAACAATTTCTGCGGCAGTAGACCCTAGCGCCCCGGTAAGTGCCTTTCCTTCACTGACAACCTTGCCGTGCTCCTCTTTCTGGGATTCTCTATGGGTGCCATAGAAATAAGGAATAAACGATGATGCCAGTCCAACACCGGCACCAACGGTAGCACCTAACGGTCCACCAGCCGCACCAAAACGAGCGCCAGTGAATGCACTACCAAGAGCAAGTCCAAGGGATGGCAGCGATGATCCGGCAGCACCCACAACATCTCGACCAAACCCTTGTTCGGCAGCACCAGTAGAGTAGGCAGCGCCTTCCTCGTCTTGCAGTTTGATATATTCAGACCACTTCTTTGCGGCCTCGGTATCTCCACGGGCTTTCGCAAGTCCTTCTAGTGTTGATCCAAAAGCCCCTTGCATTTGGTTAATGCCGGAGCCAAGATTTTGAGCAAAGAGAGAAGCTAGTCCCTGTGATTCTTCTGGTACAGGCTGGGGTTTAGACCCAGCCATAAACTCCACCATACGCTCACGTTCAACAGCGGTCGGCTCATCACCACGAATCTGAAATCCTACTTCTTGTCCACGATCATTTTGAGTTAGATAGATGCCCATTATTCAGTCACATCAGCCGCACCACCGGGAAGTGGTCTGCCGACCTTTAGTTCAATCGCTCTCTGTATAAGACGGAGTTGGTACGCTTTATCTGCGGCTTCCTTCTCTCCCGGCTGCCAGAATTTATCAGGACTATTAATTAAATCGGCCATCGCCTTGAGTTCATCTGTTGCCGCAGCTTCTTGAAGGTCACGGGAAGTGAGGTTCGCTTTCGCGGCAGCTTTTTGCTGTGCTAAATAAACTTCAAGATCAGCTTCCCTGTTGGCAATTTGCCAATCCATATCACCTTCGTACTGTGTCTTGTTGATCTGATCTTGGCGAACAGCACCAAGACCTAGTGCCTTGAGATAGCGAGCCTTCTGATTTTCTCTATATCCAAGTGCGCTTTTTACACCACTACCGACAGCAGTACCAAAGTCATCTCCTTTATTAGTCATTCCAGCAAAAAGAGCCGCGAGTTCTTCGTTGCTGCCCTTCTTGGATTTGGATAAATTTAATAACTCATCCATCATTGGATTGTCGGTATTGTATTCTGGCCTATCTCCTAGAATATTTAATTGTGGGATGAGAGAAGCTATGCCTACATCTGAGGTTGAAGAAGATTCTTCTATCGGTAACGGTAGACGGCCTGATGGTTTATTGGATGGTAGTTCAGGTGAGTTCTCAAATACACTTGGGATGAATTCCTTTTGTGGACTTACTTCTTCTGGTTTATTATATGGAGGCCAGTTATCTGGATTGATTGATTTATAAGGAGGTATTGTTCCATCCTTAATAAATGCAGGTGTTGATGGTATTGAAGGAGTATTTCTTAGAAAATCCTGTTGACTTGGATGCTGTAAGATTGGTCCTTTTTTAGTCTGTCTATATAGTTCCTCACGTTTTTTCGCAGCTTCTAATTCTAATAGTTCTTGTAAACTAGCCATCACACGTTACTCCCATAAGACTCTATGAGTCTTCTAAGTCCTTCTTTATCATCATCTGAATATGTCGCTCTTTGCATTCTTAAATCTCGTTTAGGTAGTGCTTTTCTTTTCTTTTCTGCCATTGAAGCAAGGATAGTAGCTAGTCCATTGTCTTCTGGCTCGCTGGTCAAATTGACCATTTCCGTTCCATTAGTAGTTCCGTTAGTAGCGCCCGACGTTGGTCTGGGACGTGGTAAGTAAGATGCAGTTTGTGCTGAACCACTGCCAGCAGTACCGAAAACATGATCACCAATAGTTACTTTGTTTGACATACCCGGTCCCCATGATGGAGAAGCTAAAGCAGGATTATAATAATTTGTTGCATCACCAATAGGATTTTCAACTCGTCCATATGCTACATCTTCAGCAGCCCTATACTGTGCGTCTGTGTATTTTCTTCCAGAAGGATTTGCCCCTTCACCACCGGCATACCCAGTTATGTCATTAAATGCAGAGTATTGACCATCTTGTAATATAACCCCCTTCAATGAGTCAGGATATTTATCATTTCCAACTCTATTAAGAATGTTATATCCAACACCGTATAGTCCTTCTTTTGATTGATTCCCCGCCTCTGAAGCCATCGCTTGTGCCAATAAATCTAGTTCTTCTCTCGTATATTTTGCCTGACCTCCAACAACCCCACCTGATGCAAAGCGTACCGGCTCTCTTAATCCCGGTGCAGGCTCCGGCATATTGAGCGCAGTCATTCCAAAATCTTTGGTAAGAGACTGAAGACCGGATGGAGCCTCCAACTCCGGTTGATTTTTTGCTCTCAAGTTCTGCATCTCGGTGAGCCTCGCGGCTGCATCGAGTTGTTTGCCAAACTCATCCTGCCCAAGATATGGATTGAGGTATGATCCAACCAATCCGCCAGCCGCGAACCCATTGGTAGGCGGCTGTACCCCTTGCTGGGGCGGCGGAAGCCCCATCATCATCTCATCTCTGACCGTGATCTTGGGCCGTCTGGCATTCCCCTGCATAGAGGCACGAGAGTCCAGTTCTGCCATGACAATAAATTCAGGGATATTCCCCGAACCGGCCCGCAATTCCTTTTCAAGCGCCTCTCTCGGTAGAGATCGAACTTCCTGTTGGGCGGCGTTTAAATCTCTCACTGTTGCCCACCATACAATGCAGCAATGCCAGCCAAGCCAGCGGCTCCTGCCACCGGGTTATTAGCATCAAACTGTTGAACATCCTGATTCGCAGAGATTGGAACGCCCCTCAAAATGGACGACAGGAATTGAAGGTTCTGTCTTTCAGAGTCGCGCTGGTTGACAAAATCATTGTACCCAATGTCCAGTTGAGACTGCGCGTATTGCTGTTGCTGATCACCGGAAGTCATCAACGCCCTTGTACGATCCAGTTCGATCTGGTCCCCCATTTTCTGCATGTCAGCTAACGTGGAGCCGGACTCAAGTCCTAGTTGAGCACCCTGTAATCCAAGGTTTTGTCCAAACTGAGAAGCCTGTTGGTTGGCTTGTTCTTGAGTAAGGAATGCCTGTTGATTAGCAAGATCGCCGCGCATAACATTTTCAATGTTGGTTCTTTGAGCGCCTTGGCTTGAGGTTCTATCTCGTTCGAATTGCTGTTGAGCATTTTCATATGCTGATTGTAACCCCTGTGTTTGGATATCCTTGAACCTGTCCAGTAATCCCCTGTCTCCTATGGATTGCTGGACAAACCGGCGTGAGCCACCAAAAGCCCCAGCCTGAACAGCCTCGGCGTTTCTAGCAGACTGCCCTTCCATATAATCACTGAGTGCATTTTGCTTAGTTCGACCAACAACAGCGTCCATGTACGGAGACATGTACTGATCTGCTATGCCCTGATCAAAGCCTTGGTGCCCAACAAGATCGTATGGACTCACCCCCGGCGTTCCGTTGATCATATATTGCGGAAGACCAGCCATTCCTAAACCGGCAGTACCAGCCTGATTGGCATAAGCTGCCCCCTGATCCAGCCCCGGAGTACCCGAATTGGCTAGATCAGTAACCATTCCATATGATTGAAGAGTATCCGCGCTTTGATCATAAAGCCTCTGATCTTGGTACGAGACATAGGGTTGCTCAGACTCATCTTCCGCCCTATTCATTAAGCCCTTGTAGTAAGGCTCTGCATATTCTGGAAGATTTGATTGATAGGAAGTTGTTGAACTTGGTCCACCACCACCCATAACTACTCTCCTTTAACCGGAAGTCTATACACGCGAGATAGTTCCTCTGCGCCGTACCTCTCCATAAATGCACTCCATTTTGGAATACATTCTGCTTCAAGATAATCACACTCATTGTCTATTGCATAACTGGTAAACTTGTTATACATTGGCCTGAACCATTTAATGCCTTGCTCACCACCTATATGGCAAACACGCATTGAATAAATACTCTCTGGATATGATATCTTTTTTAATGTAGCACTTGATCTGATTACAAAATCATCATCAAACGCAACCCACAATGTGGAATCAGAAGATAACAACTCTTCTAAAATAGTATCCATACTTTCTCTTTTGCCAGACGCATTCACTGACTTCTGGATGTACCCAAATGTCTTAGGCCACACGCGCCATACCTCATTTGGAGGTACAAGAGATATGTCCATCAAACATTACCGGGCATAAGCTGGAACGGTTGCTGCGGTTGCTGTGGTTGCTGCATTCGCTGGCCAGCTACCATGTTATCAAGCTGTCTTCCCCCTGCGTCTGTCGAGCCTTTTCCCATGTTTGATACTACGTCGGCAGGAACTATATATTCTCCTTCGGAAAGCTGTGCTGGCTGCGACCCCTGCGGGGAATTGATTTGTGCCGGGATTGAATCGGATTTTCCATCACCGCCTTGGATACGTTCCATCAAATCCATCAAGGCTTCTTCACCAAAAGTTTCAATGAACAACTGAATGATCTTTTCAGCATTCGGGATTTGGCCCTGAATTGCAGCAACAGTCATTGCGACCAACTGCTTGTCTTGGCTTTCGGTCCCGCTTTCAGGCATGATCCCACCGGGAGTCTCCTGTCCCATCATGGATGGAGAATTCAGACCGGCCAAGCCACCTTCAGCATATGAGTTATCCACGGGCTTCTTTACTATCCCTCCCTCGGCATAACGTTGATTGCTCACGTCACTGCCAGCACCCCAACCGTAGGTCGGAGATGGCGAGATGCCACCGTAGGACGGCGGCTGTACGCCAGCAGGAGGACCACCATAAGTCGGCCCCCGCGCTCCATTGTTTTGCGGAAGGGAGGCAACCCCCTGCGCCATTGGATTGTTTCCACCAAAAACAGGTGAATTTGCCTGTGCTTGTGGGGCAACATTGTTGATGGCTTGGTTCGGCATCGTGTTGTTCACCGCTTGTGTGCCGGGATTATTAAACGCTGATAAATTGGGAGCAGGTTTTTGGTTTGGTCCTCCTACAATTCCACCCTGATGGAATCGTGGAACATACTCTCCCCTGAAGTACGAGAACTCACCAGTCTTTCCGGGGTCATAATTTTCATCTGGAAATTCAGGTCCGGAACGTACATACCTGCTTTCGCCACTTGAATCGTACTCTTTCTTATCAGGCCCGTCGCCACCTTGATTTAAAAGACCGTACCCCAACACTGCCGGGAGTAAGGCATTCTTCATATTACCAAAAATTCCGCTCTTTGCTTCACCCTCAAGCAAATTCATTGGCTCTCCCGTGGAGCCAGCAGTTGTGGGAACTTCTCCATTCACCGTTCCAAAATTATTCAGCCCAACATTAGAACCATAGGGTTGTGAGGACGGCCTTGGTCTTGGAATACTGTTTGGACCGCTAATCGAGGGGGCTGAAGGCGTTGACCCAATACTCGGTTGAGGAGGCAATCCCGGCATATTACCAGTTACACTACCCGGCAACCCCATCTTGCTTGATGCCATTTCAGGACTGAAATATGGACTACCCGGACTCATCATTGTGGCTCCACCGGGGCCTTGTGCCATCGGTGCGCCGGGGCCAATACTCGGAAGACCACCAGCCGGTATGGATGACATGGTTGGCGTCGATATGGCCGGCATGGCGGCAGTGGTGCCACTTATTGGTGCGGTAGTGGCGGCTATGGCAGGAGCAGTGCTCTCAAGAGCACCCAAGGCAGCAGGAGCAGCTAAAGGCGCAGCACTAGCAGCTAAAGCAGGAGCAGCAGTAGCCGCAGTGATAGCAGGAGCAGCCAAGGCAGGAGCCATACTGGCAGCCCCCAGCCCAGCAGCACCCATCCCAGCCCCCACACCAGTACCTAATGCTCCCAATCCGGCCATGGCCGGAACAGCAGCAGCCGCAGCAGGCGCAGCCGCAGCAGCGGTACCAGCCAAGGCAGGTGCCAGTGCAGCCAATGCAGGCAGAAAGAAGAATGCTTCAGGAAGCCCTGTCTCTGGGTTGATGGATAGTTCATTCTCCGGCATTAAAGACGCAAGTCCGCTAACCTCTTCAGGGTTCATATGCACAAGCATACTATCTCCGAAGCGACCCTTTGATGCCAACTTTTGAGCAATTTGTTTCATGCTACTTCCTAAGTTTCTCAGGTGGATACCCAACATCAGTAAACATTAACTGTCTCGCCATTTCATCGGCTTTATTTTGCCAATCTATAATTTCAAATATAGTAGGTTCTTTTTTTTCTTCATTTTCAAATCTTAATATAGTATTAGGTGGCCAATCCACAAGTGGTTTATTAATATCCATATCATAGTATTTCTTAAAAAGATTATTTCTATCTTGTTCTAATCTGTATCCATTTCCTGCAACATCCCAATATGCTTCATCTTGCTCCCAGATCATTCTATTTCTTTCCATGTCATCAAAGTATTTTTTTGCTTCCAACCAATCATACAATCCTTGAATTTCAATGTTGTCGGATCGTCTTGTTAATTGTTTCATCAAACTATCTTCAGAGTACCAGTGTCATTCCAAACGTCACCGGCAATCAAGCCAGCAGATGAAGTAGGCAGGTCTGAAAGATTGATGGTGGAAACTCGGATGTTTCCGCGACTTAGAATGCTATCGATCTGAAGTTCTATAGTTCTGAGAGTTCTTGCCCAAAATCTCCGGTCGTAGTTTTCAGGCGCAACGCCAAGGCTCGACCTTGCAAGACCATCGTTCATTACCGTCTTCCGTCTGGTCTGAGTTCAATACGAGGTGTCCCCATTCTCCAAAGAGAATTGCGAGTCGATGATTCCGCACGTAAAACCACAGCCCTGCCACGAAGACGAATATCAGTCTTCTCTGTATATTCTTCTACAGGCATTGTAGCAGATCGCGCTACTTGATTACCAGTACCGGTATCCGAAATTCCACCACCCGGATAATTGATTGATTTTAGTGTCATAAGCATCTCAGGAGTTGGTGACGCCGACGAGTCCCTGAATGTTACATCGTGTAACATACGGCGAACAAACATAAAACTGTCTCCTTCGCCAATCTCGATTGGTGCGCTTTCAATATGTGCCACCAGTCCTACAGGAGTACCACCAGTTTCGTCGTCTGCGGAAACTTCATGTTCGTAGACTGTAGAGTCATCCCCGGTAGATAAGGGATAAGCATTAAATCCTGTATCAATCCAAGCAGTTCTTCCGCCCATGTCTCCTGTGTACCAAATGCGCTGCTTGTACTCAAAACATACGTACATATCATTTTCACCACTACCTCCAACACTAGGGTAATGCCAAATAATCTCTGTAAATTTAGTGTTGACGGAACAGAAAATCTTATCAGCTTGTGACCAATTAACATCTGTCTCAATAAAATCCCATATCGGGCATTGCATTTTTTCTATCTGTCCAGTCCATGCATAAAATCCACCAGCACCAACCCAGAAAACTATATCATCGACAACAGTTACACTGTTGATTCCGGCCATATCAACATTCATACCGAGAAGATCGATACCAAATATGAATGGAGCACCTATGTAATTCAAACTATACAAAGCAACATCAGTCCAAATAAGAATCTCTCTACGTGTTGGGATGGCAGTTACAATCTGTGAGCCATGGTCAAGGAGAATTTCACCGGATGTGTTTGTCGTGTCGGTGATATCCCAATCCGCCAAATCTTCTTGAGCAGACCATCGAATCAACATTTTATCTTGAGAACCGCCACCGGACTGTGTTGCCCCAAGAGCGATCATGTGGCGATCTCTGGTAGATGGAACAACCATTATGGCTGCATCGGGAGCATCAGCAGCGCCCCCTAAAGCCGTGAGCAGAACTGCGCGTGAGGATATAGAAGAACTATCATAGTATGCAATGGCTGTATTACGAGCGCATATTACAACGTCCTCCCCCCAAGAAGCGGTTGTCCACAAACCCAACTCAGAACTTGATACCGAAGAAGACTGCCCCCACGAACCACCGCCCCAAGTACCAGCACCCCAACCGGACAAGGCAACATTTGAAACACCGGCACGAACAAGATATTCAGCCTGAACAGACGCTCCACCACCAATGAATATAGGCTTTCCCGATACCGTAGATGTACCAATAGACGCGCCACTAGAAGCATCTATATTTGAAAGTCCCGATACTATAGACGTTCCTGCCACCGAACCGACACCAAGTCCGGTGCAAACTTCATACTTATTATCATTAAGAATAGATGATATTCTCCGTGTGCCATTAATAACTGACCCATTAACTGTATCTGATCCAGATATTATGACCGTATCATCAATTGCAGCGCCATGGCTTGTATGATTTACCGCTATTGTAGCGCCATGATTAGTCACCTCAATAGGGTCTGTAGATAAAGCAACCGTCAATCTTATAGGAGTAATCTCATAATCATTACCATTATATAGAACATAATAAAATTCATCTGTTCCGATACCTGTTGCAACTAACCCACCAGATTGCCAGAGATGCATGTTTCTACAAATACCAGTGAACGAAAACACTTGTGTTATAGGTGCCCACCCACCTATTCTTTCTGGGAAACCAAGCCTGAAACGAACATTGCTACTATCTACCCAGTTCCCAGAAAGAGCATAGTCCGTAACGTCTTTAACTATACCGGGAGGGAAACTTAATTTTTGCAGCATTATGACCCCTCGCCGGGTAGAGTAAGCTGGTCGTTATAATCCCAATCCTCTGCCGAAGCTATCATACAGGTCAAGCCTTGTGGATTCACATAAAGAAGAGACATGGTTTCTTTTTCTCTATTAGTAAATTGAACCATCGTGCCCTCACCAACAGTACCCAAATGTGATGGGACTTCGCCATATTTTCTTTTAAGAATTTTTGTCATGACACTAAAGGGTATAGCTTCTAGACCATTGCGACAAAGAATAGCAGCCATGCTCGGAGTAGACAAAATAAGAAAACTAGAAAATATAAGCATACCGACTAGCAATTTAATCATATGCAAAACTCATTACGTCTTGCATTATTTGTTTTTACTTCCAAAATTGTTTGGTCGGTGTCAGCATCATTCCATGAAATTGGCAACCATATCTCGCAGACAAGCCCCTTGATTTCATTACTTACGTTTGTGGCCATCGTCGGCCCGCAACTTGCGAGAAGCAGCACGATCCCCAGCCTTGCGTGCTCTTTTGGCAACTTCTTTAACATCGTCAAGAGCGTCTTGTAACTCTTTATCGGATTTATCACGGGCATCTTTACGTCCTTTCAAGTAAACCTTGCCAGTAAAGAAAGCTATCACTGCGGCTACAATCGCCGGTAAAATCCAATCTATCATATTAGTGACTCCTTCAACATCTTTCTCCACTCAATATTAGAACATCACATTTCGTTCTCCGAAGTTCATCCTCGCCTTCACTAATAGTACGTATCAGCCTTCTCTTGCGCTTCAATGTATCCTTATTATTGGGGTCGTTTGCTAGAAGCTGATTTAGATTAAAAAGCCGATCTTCGTTGCGCTCCAGATTTGCTCGCGCACCCTGCCAAATAATCTCAGCTTGCCCCTTGGTCAGAACCTCCTGATTAGCAGCTAATTCGATTATCTGCGGATCGGTATATGCACGATGAACATCAACGGCATCGACCACTTCGGTATCCGTGGCAATGAATGTGTCCCCGATCCAATCCTGTCCCTTCGTCCAAGCTGTCAAAGCCGATATGGACAAAATGAAAGCACCAAGAACACCGGCAATAGGCTTCCATGTGAAGGTCATGTGTTCGGCGCATCCTTGACGACATACCCGAACACACCAGTCATAACCGGTGCCAATGCCAGCCATAAATCAGGAGATTCCCACTCCGGCGCGAGATTGCGAACAATCACCGCCGCAACACTCACAGTCAAAGAACCAAGCATTGCTGCCGTCAGCTTGTTCGTCGGTCGTGCCGTGGGTTGATTAACTTTTTTCATTGGAACCATCCTTGAATTGTATCGGCACTCAACCAGCCATTGACTATAATGCCAGCCGCCGTAAGCCAACCGACAACAATTTTGAACCACTCTGGTCTATAAGCAGAGACAGCTACAGCCACCACCACAATCAAGACAACCGTTAGTACCAGATTCATAATCATCACCATACTCCTTTTACTTTGAGGAACGCGGCGACAGCCGCGAGAATTGCTGCAAACACAATCGCGATAATCCCCTTTGACGATTGCTGTTTTTCAGGGAGCGGACCCGGCCTGATCGGCTTGACGCTCTTACCCCTTACAGCACTCTGGATTGTCGGGTCCGTCTGCACATCAAAAGAAGGACATGCTTTATTGGCATACTCGTTATGACCGGAAACTTTCACTACACCAAAATCTTTAATGGCTTCACTGGTCAACCGTGCCATTGCCAATTTCTGTTTTGACGTTCGAGTATCCTTGGCAGTCTTGCCGTCCTTGGCAACACCGCCAATGTAGCAGTATCCGAGCGTGCCGGTATTGTGTCCTTTAACGTGCGCGCCAATCTTGTTCATGGGTCGTCCGTCATGAACCGAGCCATCCAGATAGACGACCTTGTGATAGCCAATGTCGGACCAACCTTTAGCTTTGTGCCACTTGCGAATGGTGGCCACTGTTACCTTCCGGCCTTCCGGTGTTGCAGAGCAATGCCAAATAAGTTCATTAATTTTTCTCATCGCATTTCTCCATGAATTATCGCAGCGACACCGCCGCTCCGACACGATCATTGCTATCTGCTGCCGTCCCGACAATTGTCCCGGCAAGCGTTCCAAGCGCATAAGCCGCTGTATGGGTATGAGAAAAGGCCCCGGCCCGAACATCAGAGACTTCAATAGCATTTACCCATATAAATGACGTATTGTTGTCTCCGCTTGCTGCTGCTACAAGAGAACAACCCCGTGATAATGATATTGTTAAACCTGTAAAACTATAGTTAGTTCCGTTACCTTGTAAAGTATCTGTATCAAGTGCCGTAAAACTATTTATACTCGAAAATGACAATATCGTAAGATGACTGTCATTAACATTCCCATCAAATGTTGCAACTATATCACCAGATTGCGCACCTCTTATCGCGCATATGGCGGCTCCGACATGCTCACCGCTTCCTTTCGTGTTCTGGATTATTATAACACAAGAATTGCCGTTAAACGTGAGAGTATTAAGGACATGTGTACTACCGTCTGTCCACGTCACCTTAACAATGGTATCTGGCCCAGTCGATGATAATGCGTCGAATGTGTGTGTGTTGCCGCCGGTTCCGCTATCGGCGGGGTGGTTGCCATCATCGGACACGAACGCAACAGCGCTACTACTACCACCACTCAGATTGGTAAGTTGAAGACTCATAGCTTGGACTTTATGTTGGCCATTAGGAATCACTCCCGGCGTTAATTGTATAGTGGATTCGAAGAGTGATCAGTTCAGCATCTATATCCAGATCATCTCCACCATCGCTAGTGTCCCGATAGACGTTTCCATAAAGAACCGTTTCCGCAGCCGCCCCTGCCGCCGTCACAGTAAATTCGGCAGTTGTCATCACATCATCTGCTGTAGTGGAGTGGTCCTGCGCCGCTGGTCCGACAGCGGCTCCCAATGCGGTCCTCAATTGAGCACTTGATGCATAACACCCCATCTTCACGAACCACTTCACACCATCCAGACCAGCGGTTTGGGAACCGTCTGTTGACCAGTCAATTTCACAAACCAGCGTACCGGCGTTCCAACTCTTGGGCATCTTGAAAGGACCAAAGGTTGCGTTATCGTCCGCGTCGGCAGCAAAGTTCATCGTCTCATGGGCGATCAGAGACGTGGCAATTTCTCGTGAACCAATAGACGCTGGAGCAGTTGTCACCGCTGGAATCATTGAGCGTCCCGTTACGCTTATGGTTTCCTGTCCAATAGCCTCAACAGCCCAAGTACTAAGTCCAAGATTTCCTCTGGCATCAAGAGCGGTACTGGCACCCGTTCCTCCATCAACAACAGGAACCTCGGTACCGCCAGCCCGGTAAACGATATTACCTTCAACATTTAAATCGCCTGCGCTCGCTTTCGTGATGGTTGTATCTGTGGCGTGCCCCAACTCAATCCCAGTAAACTGGGGACTATCCCCAATACCAAGACCGAGAGCGGTGGCGGCGTCGGCAGCGGTACTAGACCCTGTGCCTCCATCGGCTACAGCGAGATCGGTAATGCCAGTAATTGTACCGCCGGTGATAGCCACACTTGATGCAATATATGCAACTGTCGGGTTAAGAACTATCCATGCTCCAGCAGCACTATCAGCAGATGCATCATACTGAAGAATGTAATGACCAGCAGAAACAATATCATTAACGTCAAGAACCACATCACCGGATATATCAACTTTTCTTAAGTTTTTAACACCAACAGAATCAATATTAATTGTAGCAGCACCTGTGTTAGTAAAGTTTGCTACACAATGAACCTTCTCTCCATCGACGTAAGCGGTGAGTACACGATTGGTAGTTAATAGATAAGCATCAGCAGAACCAGTAGTGGATAAACTACCTGACCAATCCTGCAACCTTTCAGTTGTTTTATTTGTTGCATCAAAACATGACGTTCCATCGGTCCATACCCATTTCTGAAATCCGAATGGGATATTAACAAATGTACCGCCTATAGATATCCTTATATCATTTGTACCAGATGCAAGATTATTATATACTATGTATAATTTAGAATAGGCTGGAAGAATGATATCACGTACAGCAGTAGTGGTTCCTATAACATTCAAAACCGCAGAGCGGGCTTCATCGATTGCACCATTATTGGTATTGAGTGTATAATTAGCATCAGCCATTGTAATATCTGAAACACTGGCAACGGCATCGCCTACTAAAGTAAACAGTGTATTAGCTAATGTTCCCCAAGTGCCGGTGTTCTCGCCTGTCGCCTGAAGTTCAAGCCGTAGATTATCAGAATATGCACTAGCCATCAGACTATCCTTATTACCGCTTCGCGTTCATTGGGAGCCGGAAACGTGACAACAAAATCCATGGCGATCTTTGTCCTTTCCAGACCAAAATCCAGAACCCGGATTGCTTTGTTCCCTTGGGTGGAGTTGTAGATCAAGGCTCCCCGTGCCGTGATGGTAGCCGTACTCCATGTCACATCAGCAAAATCAACTACGGCTGTAGTGCCGATAATAAGCGGGGCCGTTACCGTCAGCGTTTCACCGCCAGCCGAGTAGCCCGTTCCGGTGACTTCGCCCGTTGTCGTATAAACGGTCGTCGTCGCATTCAAGGAGGCAGTCTCATCGTACAGTGCTATTTTAAGAACATCGGTTCTCAAATCATGAACACCTTCAAGGGATTCTCGCTTAAATGAACTGGTAAACCCATCAACAATAGCCATTAAGGAGCGTATACCTTTCCACCAAGTATGGTCAATTTGACCGCAGAGTTTCCAACTGAATTCCATCCCCACATAGAACGCTCTTCGTTTTCGTTTTTTTCCGGTCTTGGGTTTTCAATCGACTGTTCATCGTCAGGAGTAGGCCACCGATCCGGCTCTTGTTCGTGCTGCAAGTCCCAACATACCGGACACACCAGAAGATCGTTTGGGTTTCCCTGTTGAAATTCAGTTTTCAAATCTTGCAAAGGGTATCTCTGCCCGCACCTGTCGCACATTCCGCCAACGGCCTTGCCGGCAACTGTTAATTTCCTAGCCATCAAGCAGCCTCACTCATATCTTTTTCTATCCAAGTCGTTGATGCCACTGTGGTTTTTTCAACCCACGTTTCAGCAGATGCATCGATCTTGGCCGTCCATAATGTGTCAGATGTTTCATCACGGATTTTCCAAATCGGCTGCACAAGGCTAATAACATTGGATGTTCCAACAGACGTAGCCAAACTGCCACTGGAAGCAGAGGCGGTAGCAACACCTGTAGACGAACCAACTGAACCGGGTTCGGATAGGGCCTGAACTACCGATATGCCAACAGAAGAGCCGGTAGAGCCGGAGATAGCAGTAACTTGGCTCGATCCTACCGCCGACGCCGTTGAGCCAGCTAGACCGGTTACTGTGGAAGAGCCTGCCGATTGCGGTTTATCCGCTGCTTTGGAGACAAAAGCAGCATATGGCTCGGCCATTGTGCCGAATCGTGAAAGGCGAGTGCCCGCAACAAATGGATGCGATGTCGGTCTATGCCCCGCTGCCGTTGCAACACCGGCAGCCGAACCAACGCCTAAAAGGTTCGCAGATGTTCGACCATCAACTACCGCCAACCCAGCCGATGTTGCCGGTGAGGCCGAATAAGCTTGCACCGTGGACGTACCGGCAGAGGCACCGACCGACGGCGACCAACCATCAACGGTTGCGACACCGCTTGTGGCAGCAATTGATGCTGAAAATCCTTGTGCGGTCGAGGTACCGGTAATGGTGCCTGTCGAGCCGGTGATTTTTGCCACAAACCCGGCATAGGGTCGGGCACCAATGCACATCAATGATAGGCGAGTCCCATCAATAAATACATGGCCTGTCGGTATGCCTGTAGCAACGCTAATGCCCGCTGATACACCAACCGAACCAGAAAAACCTGCAACAGTGGACGTACCAGAAGAAGAACCAGTGCCTTCCGTCACACTTCCAAGTTCCGGTAAGCCTGATACAGTTGACGTGCCGGTACTAGAACCAGTCGAACCGGAGAAACCCGCTACAGCCACTAGGCCGGCAACGGAGGCAATGAAGCCACTCTTGCCGGATACCGTAGAAGTTCCAACGGATAACGCCAGTGACCCGGATTCGGCTGAAGCCGTTGCTGTACCGGATGCCGAGGCTCCCGATCCAGATTCACCAGAAACCGTTGCAACACCGGCAGATAATGCTGGCGAACCAGAGAGGCCCTGTGCCGTACTTGTGCCAGCGGCAGAGCCGGCAGTTGCCGTTACCGCTGTAGCGGTCGCTGTGCCGACAGATGTGCCATAGGCACCACTAAAACTAACAGCAATACCAGAACCATCCAATACGGCAGACGACCCGGAGAAACCAACAACAGTGGACAGTCCAACCGATGAACCGACATTTTCTTCAACAAGCGATATACCACTTACAACCGCCACACCGGCAGATGCACCGAGTGAACCGGAAAGACCCGTGACCGTAGACGTACCGGCAGAAGCACCAGTGGTGAGCGTTATTGCCGTGACCGTAGACGTTCCAGCAGAGACACCGATAGAACCGCTAGATGCCGCAGCTACAGCCGTACCGGCAGAAGATGCTGGCGAGCCGGAAAAGGCTTGCACCGTTGACGTGCCAACGGAACTGGCTGGCGAACCAGATTGACCAGCAACCGCACTGATACCGGTAGACGAAGCAGAAGAGCCTGATATCGCTACAGCCGTGCTGCTGCCGGCGATGGTACCTGCTGGAGCGCCAGCCTTTGCCACAAACCCGGCGTAAGGACGAGCACCAATGCACATCAATGATAGGCGAGTCCCATCAATAAATGTACGGCCCGTGCTACCTGTTGCCGTAGCCACGCCGGAAGAAGAACCTAATGATCCACTAAACGCAGAAGCCGTGGATATTCCAGCAGATGCCGCAGGTGAACCGGATATACCTGCCACCGTCGATGTGCCAGCAGATACGCCAGTGGTGAGCGTGATCGTTGTAACAGTCGCAACACCAACAGATGTACCCAGACTACCGGATAAGCCCGTAACAGTGGACGTACCAACGGAAGAACCAATCGTCAGTGTTACGGCTGTAACAGTAGATGTACCAACAGAAACAGCAAGGGAACCAGACGAAGCCGCTACCGTAGCGACACCTTGTGACGACGCATCAGAACCAGAGATACCGGCTACAGTGGATGTACCAGTAGAAGATGCCGGAGAACCAGAAAAACCAGATACAGTGGATATACCGGCAGAAGCACCGGTTCCTTCTCCTACAGGAGTAGGTGCATCCGGTATGACCAGATCAGTGATCGTGTTGTTAGTGCGGATTGTGAGGGTTTGGCTTGGGTCTACATGGCCGCCTGCATTATTGGCAAAGACCACAACCTGATAACGATCAGCAATCGGTGGGTCCCAAGTCGCGTTCGCTGTCTTGGTGCCAGTGCCGGTAAAATCCGCCTCGGCCATATTGGCACTGCCTTGAGACGTACAACCAGAATTAAGGGCGTGGAATACTACCCTGACTTCGATGTTGGACTCAGAAACCGAAACATCCAATCGGGCAGTAAATACCGAACTTGCTGCTAAATTCTCGCCACCGCCCGGATCACCCGCCGCCATCGTGAACGAGAAACAATTTCGGTTCATCGTCTGCGTTGGGATGGAAACGGTTACAGTCTCACCACCGCCAGTCTGAGAACTCAGTAGCGGTTTGTTGGCGTCGTTTGACGGTGTGCAATCAGAGTCGGATTGGTCGGCCCGTGCAAATACTTGACGGGTCATTATTCACAATCCTTGCAGCGCTTTACCTTGACGCGCTCTACCTTTCGTAGATCATTCGTGTTGACGTTCATGATCAGGCCGAACTTCACGGCATCCTCCTGAGAAACCGTTTCTCCATGCCGGACAATGGCACGTTCCGGTAGTTCAAAAGGCTTCGGGTCGCCAGAACATCCTCCAACACCCGGTCGAATTATGAATTCCATGAAGGGAACGCACCCGCCAAAAAGCCAGCCGTCCTCGACTTCGTAGAGGTAGTAGATGTCCTTGTATGTGAATTTTAGAACGTAACCCAAATCGTCGGTGACGATCATCCGAATGATGCCCTTGTCCGGCGATTTATGGGCGTCTTCAGGTACATCTTCCCATTCGGTAAAGTCGGTGTATTGGAATTTGACTTTCATTTAGGTTGCCTCATCACCCCTAGCTGATGACAAAGGCATCGCCATTAGCCGGCGCTTCAGTCAACTCCGTCACTGTTACAGTTCTGCTTGCCCCATCATAGTCAGTTATGTCTGTAGACTGGAACATAAGATCACCACTAATAAATGTGATAATGCGACCATTAAAATGGTTATCCGTAACCTCTGAAGATGAAATGGCAAATGACGTAGGTGCTGCCGATGCATCATTAACTGTAGTGGATACCAACCCAGTGACACCGGCTTCCAAATTATCAGCCGCAATTGTAGAACCACTTATCTTAGAAATATTGAGTGAATTGATAGTGAAATACCCAACAATCTCGCCCGCTACGTCCACAGAATCAACAATTCCTGTTGATACATAGATCGAGTAACCTTTTCCTATTTCATAGCCGTTGCCTGATGTTGCAACAATTGTCGCTTCATTCAGACCAGGAACAGATGCTCGATCAACATTGAGACTTACTCCAGCAGTTATTGGTGTATTGTTGTTCTCTTCCAAAACACTTAATATTGGAGTTCCTAAAAGTGTTGTCGGGGCACCGGTTGTAAAGGATCGCGTTGTAAACCCATAATAGAAAGTGTCATCTAAAAATACGTCCCTCATCCTACCAATCCTCCATGTGGCCCAGCCAGACCGCCGGGACCAGCACTACCACCGGGACCAGCACTGCCACCGGTGCTTCTGACAACGATGGGTGACTTCCCCGCGAAAGAATCGAGCGCGTAAGGCTCTTTTGGAATGCTGCCCATAGAGCCGGGGCGAGTAAATATGCCAAAATTCCGCGTAAGCGGCAGCGGCGGCGGATCAATTCCCGAAGGGACGTAGTGGGGCAGGCCGTTCGGATAGGGGTCTGCGGGTAAGGGAACCCATCCAATTTCCAGTGTCGGGGTGGGCGCTCCCTGTACGCCGCGCTTTTGCAGGTGAATGTCTTTGTTGTTGGCGTTAACGCCGGTCCCGAATTCGACATTCCAATATTTAACAATGCCCTGTACGCCAACATGTGGCGCGCTGGGATTAACCTCGTTTGGCGCTTTGCCCCCAACAAGCCTGACACCAACACCACAATTTGTTATACGGCAGTTAATCAAAGTTAAAGTGACACCATACCAGACCTTTAACCCGGATTTCCAGCAATGAGAGATATCGCAATTGCGAATCATAATATTGGACTTAGTATCGAAACCTGTATCTTCCGCATTGCGAACAATAATATTTTCAAACAACAGATTAGGTTCATCGGGATCATCGGGATTACCGTTGTTCCCCTCTAACGCAATACAATCGGCATTCTGGAAGCCGCCCTCGTATCTGTATGCACGCACATTTTCCATGGTTATGTTTGTTGCGGATACATTCGTAACATGCTGTTCTGAATAATCAAATCCATATTGCAACCCCATGGGGAAATTCCAGATTTTACTGAGTTGCCCATCTCCCCAGATGTTGTTGAGAAGCCCGCCATTTACACTTCTCATCCTCACAGCTTGTTTGTTCATATTTTTACCGTAGATGTTCTCTACATTGAAATCATCTACATTCTCAATATGTATGCATTCTCCATTAAAGGCGAAACCTGGATTTGTTATTTGTTTGTTTGCGAAAACCATCCCGTCATGCTGGTGTCCAACAAATCTTCGCGGTTCGGAGTCAGCCAGAGGCAGAACCGAGTCATCAAATCCCGTATAAATAGGAGCGAGGTGTGTCATAGCTAACTAATAACGAACGTGACGCTGTTGGCGGGTGCCTCAGTCAACTGCGTCACCGTCACCGTCTTCGAGGAACCCACGTAATCGGTAATGTCTGTCGATTGCCCTTTCAAATCACCGGAAGTAAACGTGATGATGCGACCATTGTAATGATCGTCCGTTGTCTCAGTTAGCGCGGCAACAAACGCCGTGGTGCTTGCGGAAGCATCATTAACGCTTGTCGCTACAAGTGCGGTTGCACCTTCCTCCAAATTGTCCGCCGCCGTGGTGTCGCCTGAAATAGCCAGCATATTTGCATCGACGTGACTCGCAAGAGTGAAAGTAAGCCCGGCAGTACTCGCCAGGATCGATGCAATGTTTGCGTCTGGGGTTGAACCGGTAGCGTAGAGAAACTCGTAAGCATCCTCTTCCACCACTTGGAATTCATGCCGGACGGGCAAGGCCGCAGCGGTGGCCGCAATCGTTACGACCAGCGTTCCGACCGTACCGGTATCGGTGCCGTCGAACTCGCAGTTGTAATAGCCATCCCCATCATGGATCGGCGTTGTCACATCGCTCTTGGCAACGAGCGGCTGGCCATTCTTGGACAATTTAACGGTAGGGCTTTCCCCCGTCTCGGCAGTGGCACCGTCAGTGATATCAACGAACGGGCCAATCAGTATGTCAACGACTGTCGATTGCTTGAGTATCATCATGCTGCTCTGTTGTGGTGTCTGTTGTGATAAAGGAATAGCGGTGCCGTACCGCCAGCCGCGCCGGTGCCGGACCTGACCATGCCCACGGCCCCAATTGGTAATAGTGGAGATTGAGCCGCAGTCACGGTTCCGGTTTCCGTAAGCGTTAATGAGCCAATAGTCGGAGACTCGTCCCCGGTGCCGTGTAGATCGCCCCAGAAATTGATAATGCTTTCCGGGCGGACTGAATACGGATGAGCGCCATTGCTGAGACTCACGATTTCCGCATCGGTAAGCTTTACGTCCCAGATGCACGGCCACGATATATTGCCGTCATACGCATTGGAATTAGCAGGTACGCTATTGTTTTTGATACCAACCGCAAAGCTGTCAGGCGCATTTGAAAAGGTTGTCTTTGTATCGGTCTGCTCTGCTGACGCCGTACCATTTAACCAGCCTTGGTGCGACGGTGAATTCGTATATGTGCCTGCAACATGATTCCACACACCATTGGTTGCGCCCGCTATCGATGCCGACACTGTGGCTTGGTTTCCCGCATCAGCCGTATTTATTTTGTTTAGATTGTTAGCGTCCTGGTATATCCAAAACCCATCGTTACTGGTAGCCGTTGACATGATACTCATCACTATCCCTTCTTTGGAAATCCGTGGCTTGATCCAAGCGGCAAAAGTCACGGGATAGGATGTCGTCGGCGCTGAAGATGTCGTTAACCTATTGACCGCCAGATGATCAAATACTCTAGCCATCAGGTTGTCGTGTATTCAAGAGACATACCCCAGAGCCATGCGTCTTCAGGCAGATCATCCGTGGCGTCCGTGTAATCACGGAGTAACTGGATCGTGACATAATCGTTGGCCGCAAGATTGTCATTGTTCGTGAGCGTCAAACTGACCTCCTGTATACGTTTAGCGGTTGTCCCCAGAATATCATCAGCAACGACATTCTCCGCAGCAAAATCCTCCGCATCGGCAGCACCATCGGTATTAGCCGTCAATGCCATCACAAAGACCGACCACTGGCATGTGTGGCTGGTTGTAGTAGAGGATGAACCCGACCATTGTATCTTCGCCACGGGGGCGCTGGAGTAGTTTTCCGGCATCCGAAACGACCAGACACAACCCTCGATATTCGATCCATCGTCAAACGTTAGGTAGGGTCTGCTGTCTGTTGCCGTGAAGGCTAAACCGGGCGGATTTGTCGGATCGCTTACTGCCGCCAAAATCGGAAGCAGAATAGTTCCTGTTGCCATTCTATGGCTCCATTAAAAAACCCGCCGAAGCGGGTTGGATTTCAGTCAGGTCGTGGTGTACTCAATAGACATGGCCCAGAGCCACGCATCTTCCGGCAAGTCATCGTTAGCGTGAGCAGAATCACGACGCAACAAGATTGACACGTTATCGTCTGCCGCAGCGCTATCGTTATTTGTAAGCGTAACACTTATTTCCTGGATGCGCTTGGCGGTTGTTCCTAAAATGTCATCAGTAACGATATTCCCATTATCGAAAGAAGTGCTGTCTGCTGCACCATCGACGTTAGGCGTCAATGCCAGCACATTAACGGTCCACTGGCATGTATGGGTGACTGTAGTGGATGAACTGCCGGACCATTGGATTTTCGCCACAGGTCCGCTGGCATAGTTTTCCGGCATTCGAAACGTCCACACACAACCCTCTAATGCACCCGCACCATCAAATATCAAATATGGCCGCTTGTTCGTTGCCGTGAACCCTACCCCCACCGGGGCAGCCTCTATGCCTACTGCTCCCAAAACCGGAAGCAGAATAGTTCCTGTTGCCATTCTGTGGCTCCATTAAAAAACCCGCCAAAGCGGGTTGGGTTCCATTCAAAACGCTGGTCCGTATTAGTCTTCCGTAATGTTCGTACCGGTAACGAGCGTCGGTGCTCCGCCTGTAGTGATGGTGATCGGTGGAGAGATGGCACCTGAATAATACAGGGCTGTCGCACCAGTGGTGGATACACCAATACCAAAGAACGTGATGGTGCCGGAGCCTGAAGTCGGTGTTACCCCAGCAATGTTTGCCTGCGGATAGCACGTATTACCAGTCACCTTCCAACCAGTCGTGGTACGGCCAACCGTTACGCGGGCATAAGCACCATAAGTGGTTTCACTGGTAGACTGCGTTCCAGCCTCACCGGGATCAGCGGTATGAAACGAAACATACAGATTGGTCGCAGGCGTAGTAACCTGATCTTCCGAAATCTGCGCTATCGACGTGGCGGTGAACAACATTCCAAGAACACTGTTCTCATAGACATTTGTTTTCGACATGATTCATCCTTTCACCATCGAACAGGTGATAAATTCCCATCGAACCCATGTGCTATGGGAACAGGGAAAAATTGTTGCAATTTACCAATATCCCCATCGTCTCTTTCAAGATGATCGGGAAGATCAGCACGTTTCTTACGTACAATCACACTTAGATTGTATGGTTGTACGCCATGTATATGGGTATAGCAGCCAGAAACTCTTGCTTCTGAACAGTCAAAACCAGCCATGATCAAGTTGTAGATCAAAAGACCAGTATTCCAAATACTCACATGTCCGCCAACAATATCAGTCTTTGCTGGAGGCACAGTAATAGCTAGAATTCCATCGTCTTTTAACAGGTTGAAACATTTAGTAAGAAAAAGATTTACATCTAATTGATGTTCAAGAACATGAGATACCCATAGTGCATCATATGCCTTTACGGTCGTGTATGATTTAAAATCACCCACGTAATCTGCGGGTGGTTTGTAAGATATCGTTGTTACATCCCTGCCTTCGTCACGCATGATCTGGGCAGCATCACCCTCGCCGGAGCCTATATCTAAAACAGTCTTGATATCTTCGTATTCAAGAAGTCTATCCAGTGCTTCACAACCCAGAACAAAATGACCAGACCGGACAGACCATTGATCGTGACTGTAGGATCGTTCAAGTTCTTCAATATTACGAGGTGTTTTTCTGGGCTTTTTGGAAACCCTCACGTTGCCGTCCTTTATCTCGACACTGAGATCAAGGGTATCATAGCCGTAAAACTTGTTTTGTGCCGGAAGACAGGTGTCGAGCAGAGTTGTATCCGGGGGAAGATGAACATCAATGCCCATTTTCATTGCCCTGCCCACCCAGAATTCACAGCATCCCCGGCCCATTTCAGCACCGGCAATGTCCGGATATGTAAAATCAAACCCCCATAAAGACATTCTTTCAACGCCTAAATGGATCGCATAACAAATCGCATAGACAGATGTGTTATTAAAATATGGTACACCACATGATTTAATCACGTCTTCAAGTGGAAAATCTATCGAACTAGGATAATCTTTATATGCTCTTGATGTGTATACTGGAACATCTGTTGTTCTCATCCATTCAAGCTGACCCTTCAACTTTTCTGCCATGGAAGAACCATACTCAATACGCATTTCCTGGACTTTTAAGTCGTCCATATGGAAAATACGATCACATTGGAGAACACCACCAACCATGTTGATGCCCCAACACTCGTCGCAATAAGATTTTGTCCCACCGGCAGTCTCGGCAGCACGAAGAAATCCTAGCGAAGATGGGCCAAGTGCTACTATGGCCACATGCTTCGGATTACCCATGGTAAATCCTTGTTATTAGATGCCAACCCTTTGATCAGGGATGCGGTAGGTGCCGCGACGTTCACGACCTTCAGTAAGAATCTTCAGTTCGGCAATCGCTTCAGCGAACGAATTATCGTACGCTTTCATAAGATCGCCTTCGCCCTTCATAAACTTGTAACCCTCAACAACGCTACCCCAAAACAACGTATTGCCGGCATTATCTCCAAGCCACGTATTTTCAGCAGTGACTATAGACACTGGAAGATAAAAATAATATATCTCAATTGCATAAGTTGTGTCTGGTACAGGGGCCACCTGAAGAGTATCATCGTCAACTATCGCATAGAATCTAGGCAACCCTTCAACTGTATTATCTGGATAAGATGTTTGTATAAACTCATATTCTTTGTTCAGCATGTATGAAACCAACCCAGTACCATCTGTAACTGCAAATGAATATGTAGATAAATAATCAGTAGGAACTGTAACAAACTCGTTTGAGGCAACAAAATTGGATGTTGATACACGCCTTAAGTCTGGTATCTGAACCATACGAAAGATACGTTCTTCGGTACGCTTTACAAAATCTGGTATAGACGCAACAAATGTAGTCTCAGCATACTCAAGTTGATCCTGAATTTGCTGAACTAAATCCGTATAATTCAAAATGATGCCCTCGGTACCAGCCTCATGGAAGACCTATCTCTATCTTCTTCCGTGGCTATGGTAAATTGTCGGTCATACTCAATCTTCAAGTCTGGAATAGACGCAAGGGAAACCTCGTTATTCCTGTTCTTTCTGGCAAGATGATAAGCAAGACCAGATATGAATGCAGGCAAAAACCTGTAGTGAACATCCGGCGTATTTGAAAACTTACCGGTATCCTCAAGACGACGCATCCTCCAGTAATTGAGAGTATATGCTGCATCTGGAGTTGGATATAAATATAAAACAGGTGTCGCTACCCTATTTATAAAATATTGAGTTGGGCGTGACTCAGTTGATTTCTGTGATAGATTCGAATATCTTCCAACATCTATACGTGTCAGTTGATAATCTGTACCTGAAGCAGATACATAAACCTGTATTAGATCAATTGTATCTGTTGGAAGGTTATAGTTGGTAGTTCCATCTACCAATGGAACAGTACCATTATCCAATGCCCACAAATGAACACCCCTGTTTGCCCACTCTAAAGTAAGCAAATCCATGCTCCGTCTAGCAGTGGTTAATTGATAGCCACCACGTAACTCCATACCAGCTTGTTCGTAGGCTTCTTCAATGATAGTCAGAAAATCAGGAGCAAAAGCAGTAGTTCCTGAAGTAGCCATTACGTCATCGCTGCCCACTTAAGCACGACAGTTCCAGAAGCCGTCGCAGCAGAATCCGTCACATTCGTCCAAATATCTGCAATATTGAAATGCACAGTATGAGCGTCCCCCACTTCAATAACTTTCGTTGTCTGGACGGTGCCTACGGTTGCCGTACCACCCACGTCAGCAGCAGCCCTTCCTGTCATAATATCTTCGAATGTGGATGGAGTGTCTAAATCGGATACCGCCCCAACTCCTATTACCGTACCCAGTCCAACATCAGGGGCATCGGTTGTCGGCGTGCCGGTAGTAAGGGTGACGGCCACCGACATATAGGCCGCATCTACGACAATGACCCCCGCTGGAAACGTGTAGATCAACACACCGTCAGCCAAGGTGCTCGAATCCCCAATGGTTAATCCCAAACTGGAGAGCGTTAAAGTCGTGACATGATTGTTCTGCCACCCCGTCTCAACAGCGACAACTCCTGTAGCCGCTGTACCGGGATTGAGAATATCACCGGATATAGAATCCCCACTAATCCCCATCACACTCCCCCAGACTGGATCACATTGTAATTCAATGATCCGCTGGTATAGGCTGTCAGATCAATCCTAGTTGCCACAGGAGGGTTCGTGTAGTTGCCATCGGCACTGATCGTCTGCGCTGCCATACTGTCATGATTGTGTGTCGCGGCTGTACTCTCAACAAAAGTGCTACTGTAAACATCATCAAAAGTATGCTGGACAGTGTATGTTAAAACAGCCCCAGATGATATATCTACACTAAGTCCTGCATTGAAATGCCTGATGTTATAATCTATTGGCAGCCACGCGCTCTCGCACAAGCCATCGACACCAATCTCAAAACCGGTGGCAGCAAGAGTGGTCACGATGTGTGTCACAGTTGCGAAGTTCTTGACTCCCGCTACCGTGGCAGACGCGCCCGGACCAGTAATATCTTCAGTCTGGGCAGAGCCATTTCTATCAGTGCCGGTAACTGTGATCGTTGCCGAACTCTCGTCCGAAGTCGTCCAGACCGTTATATGCTGTGGAGTCGTAAAAGTGGCTACTCCATTAAGTCCTACAGTGACGTTGCCAGTGACAGCCCCACTCGCCCTTATAGATATTACTTCCCAATAAGAGTTCGCACTAAATACCTTTTGAGAAGCGGCGGAACCAGTGAGAGTTTCAGTTACTCTATTTCCTCTTTTATCCAATCCAACAATTGCATACGTGATGGCGGTATTGCTTGACGCACTGGTAAACACCAAACGCTCTTCCGTTCCACGTAACCAGCCAACACCTCCAGCCTTGACGCCGCTCAACACAAGATCGGCTTCGGCGGCAGTGGTCTGTGCCAAACAAACGGCATCAAGATCATAACCACTCGCCAAGGTTCCATTTAAAATGGGGGAAAGCGACCCCGCCGTGATTGTCTGGGCCGCGCTTAATCCGTTACGATCTAATGCAATCGGGTCTAGTGACAAACGCATGGGTCGAGACATAGATCATTCTCTCTTTTGAATTGAAAAAAGGGGAGCCTTGAAGGCTCCCCATTAATCTCAGGCATCAGCAAATGGCGTGGCGATAGCGCCTGACCCTGCAAGAACACCAAAAACAAGATACTGAGCAGTCTCCAAGGCTATGAACTCCACATAACTACCAACAATACCACCCGAAGTGGAGCCATTCATAGTGAACACATCATTCGTAGCACCAGATGTGAAAATTTTGTAAGCAGCATCAGTAACACCAATGCCTATATTACCCACAAATTTATCAGTGCCATCGGTTAAGATATCAACATCGGTAGCGGCTGTTCCAACGACAAAACGATAGACTGCACCGATATGACTAGCCACATTAGGATCGTCATCACCGGCAACTGCGTCCTTAGCACCATCCAAAATGGTAGGAAGGGTAAATTTTCCATCGGCGTCATTGAGTTCAATAAGCCTGCCGGCATGATCCGCGAAGGTAAGGGTGGTATCCGCAGTAAGACTTATTACGGCGTCCGGCCCTGCCGTGATAAATCCACGCATCGAACGGACTGGTCCTGAAAAAGTAGTGCGTCCCATAATTCGGACTCCTTGTATGAAGATTCGATTGCCAGTCTATACAAAGTCTGCCGGGGCAGTCTGACAATCTAGTTAACCCGGATATGAAAAGAGGCGCGGGGGTAAAGCCCCGCGCCTCCCTACGTTGCAGTCAGCAGTGGGATCGACCCCACATACTTATACCACAGACTTCACGTCTTAGGTACCCGGCGATCCAAAAACCCCAAGGGGGTCAGAGGTGCCAAACGAATACCGTTCGCGGGCCTTGTACCGGGCATTACCGGTATCGAAATCCGGGTCCATACCGGTCTTCAGGGCCGCTCTGGTAAACATTTTCATCCCGTTTGGACAATCAGTCTTGAGGAACCAAGCATTTGTATCGGTGAGATAGTGGTTCACCGCATACCCTTCTGGGATCGAACCATTTGTACGCAAGGCATTGATATCGTTATCAGCCGTGCCGACGCGAAGTTCGGTTTCCAGAATGCGAGTCGCCGTATACATCAGGTTGGTCGGAATACAAAGTTTCCGAGGACGTGCCGCGATCAATAGACCACGTTCGTCTGTCCAACCAGCGATCTGAATAACAGCAGCCTCAAGTGAGGTTTCGTTCAGATCAGTGGGAGTCGCAGGTTCGTTCGAGTTTGTTCCACCATTAACAAGGGGGTGATCAGTGGCGAAAAGTTCAACGCCATCACCGGTCAGATAGGTGGTAAACCCGTTGTTGAGAAGAGCCGCAGCCTTGACCTGCTTGGTATAAGCCATGGCGCGAGCCAGAGCCTTCGTGTACCGAGCAGAGAGCGAATCGTACAAGTTATCCTCAATTGCCTCTTCGGTAATTGAGAATCCCATTGCAATCGTCTCATGATCATAGCGTGCAGTCCAAGCCTCCTGCGCCGTATCGTACTCGATAGCGGCACCTTCCGTCTTTACCGGGGCCTGCCCGAAGCCGGATAGCTTGGTTTCTTCTTCGAATGAGCGGTCAGAAGTTTCCGCATCGTAGATACCGACATGCTCTTCTTCATACCGCTTGTACTCCAAGCCAAACAATGCGTTTAGGCCCGGAAGCAGTTCCTTGAGGAGTTGAGTTCTTGAAATAGCCATTGTTCTCGACTCCCCTTATGAAGCAGCCACAGCATTAAGAAAGCTGTGGTAGCCGGAATTGAACTTTACCAACACATCGGGGAACGCATCACCAATGGGCGAAGACGAACTTACGATACGGAAGGCGGCGGTGGTGGTGACGGTTGTTGCATCCAAAGCACTGGTTGAATTACCATTGACCGTGCTACCCAAAGCAGTGGTCTGAGCAGTGGAGAAGAATGTATTGTCACCGATATCAAGCTGGGCGGCAGCGCCGTCTAGCTGTGCTCGGAACAACACATTCGGGTCATCGACAACATACGCCTTGATGGCTGTGCCAGTAGGCGCAACGTAACCAGTCGGATAGTACTGGGCGTGAATCAACTGCCCTTGGGCATTGACATATTCACAACCCATGAACACGCCGATAGAACCATAAAGAGTCGTTCCTACCGGAAACGCATTCGTAGTACCGTCCGCACCAGTTCCCGTTGACATTGCGATGTAACCGTCCGTGCCAAGGTGGACAACATGACCATGGAAGATATTGGAAGCCTCTCCCGCTGGGTCAATTAAATACTGGGTTACTGCCCCAGCATAGGCCATGCCGTCCGCACGTTTTACGGGGACAAGCCCGTATGGCGCGGCTGTTAAAGCCATTTCATTTTCCTTTCAGTTTGATGCATTACGTTGAAGAACCGAATGTAGTCCTCGTCTTCCGCGACGGTTTTAGAAGCGGCATACGAGGATCATTCTCACGCAGAAAAGAGTTTTCAACACCCTCCATCTGCTTCTCAGACAAGGACGAATAGTATGCCTTCCGGGCATCTGCATTTTCCTTGCTGGTCTTGCAAAGCATCAAACCGCCAATCTCAATACCGTCTGGCATGACGGCATTAACATCAGACATAATCTGAAGTTCGGGATGGTCTTCAGCCTTTACAGGCTCCCATCCCTCGCGTCTCCGGGTGGAGACGTTTAGAGGATCAGACATTCCAATCGAGGACGTTCTGATCCACCGATACACATAACCATCTTCTGGCTCTGGATCGGGTAAATGCGTGGTTGGTCGCCACGTTACCTTGCGTGAAGTTTCTTCACGGGTTTCTGAATCGCGTTTGGTGCGATCATTCATGATTGTTTCTCCTTGAGGACTTCGGCGGCGTACTGTTCGTTAGTTACCCCCAAACGTCTAGCCAACTTGACCTGACTTTCGCTCAACGTGACACTTCTCGCGCCTGTAGTTGAACGCTGTGCAGGAGAAACAACAGTTTTTCTTGGTGCTCGTTTCATTTTAAATCTTTCTGGAAAACGTAGACGTAAATTCTTGTCTATTTCCTCATAATATTCATCAGATTTTGGATTAACAAAATCTTCGTTTACAAGTTTTTGATGCAACCCCATAGCGTAGGCTGTCATTTCAGAATCCTTGGCGAACCATTTGTTTTTGGAACGCCACGCATCGGCCTTCTCGTCAGGCTGTAGCTTGGACTCTTGGTATTCTGTCTGCGGTAATTCCTGTGGACGGTAGGAATTAACACGTTCCGTTTGAGCCATGACACGGGCAAGTTCAGATTGTGCCGCAGTAATTGCTTCTGAATCACCGGCATCGAGCGCAGCCGTCAAAGCTGTCTGAGTTGATTTAAGTTCGGTTGAAAGCCTGCTCTTTGCTTCATCAACAAGAACATGTTCACCTTTGTTAATAAGATTTTTAAGTCTATTATTCTCGCCAATAAGTTGTTTTGCAGCATCGGCAGCTTGATCACGTTCGCCAACCGCTTTTTCTTTTTCTCTTCGTTCAGTATGATGTTTAGATGTTAATGTATTAATACGTTTTTGTACGCTTTTTGAATACTGCCTTAATTCTTCTTCCGTAACATCAGCGTTTTCGTCAACTTCTTCGGGTAGTTCTTCACTTATTTCGCTTCCAGAATCAACATCTTCAACGACATTAATCTGTATGGCATCTTCTTTGGCGTCGGCAACGGCATCTTTTTTAGATTCCCCAACTTCACTAAAAAGATCGTCATCCGATTCGATTAACTCACCACCACTGTCTGCTGATTCAAGCGGTTTTGCCACGGTAACTCCTTAAGCACGCTCTACTTCGCGTGGGTCATCGACAACGGCTTCCACCGTGTCGTCATTTATGATTCTGAATTCATGCCCCTCGACTTTGAACCGAGTGCCGGAATAGGATCGGAAAAGCACCCAGTCCCCTTTCTTGCACCAAGGGCCTGACGGAAATCTTTCTTTGTTCTTGTAGGCATCTGGCCCAAGAGAAACCACGGCACCGAAGATAGAGGCTGTCTTCTCCAAGGATCGAAGATTGTCAGGACGAATAATACCGCCTGCTGTTTTTTCCTCGATAGAAGGAACAGCGATCAAAATTCTGAACCCGGTCGGAGCAGGAATGGTTTCTGGTTTCGAAACATCAATCCCGGCTATTTCGTACATACAATTCTCCACTGAAAAAATTAAGCAACAAAAAAGGCAGCTTTCGCTGCCTTTCTCGCTGAGTGGCATGTTGGTCGGGGTTTGCAAAAAAGTCTATGTATTTACTACTAGCACAAGATTGACAGTACGTCTACCCTTAAACGGTGTACTCTGCCTTGCCAGCTTCATACATAAGATTGACCGTATCCGTGGACGACCAATCATCGGTGTTGGAAACAGTGTGAGAAACATTCGAGTCACACAGAACAGTACCGGTGCCGATAGACAGGTACGGACTCGACCAATAAGGCGGACTATGCCAGTGGCGATCTAGAAAAATACGTTCTGTGATACCGCTCCCATCAACATCTTTGACAATCTTTTTAATTCTTTTCCACTGCTTTTCAGTAGGACGACCTTTCATGTCTTCCGTGTAACCGGAAAACCATGCTTGAAATTCAGGTAAAGTCATTTTTCTCTCCTTACAAAGCCAATCTGATCACGCTCAATAATAGAAATAAAGGAATTACCATACTGATCAACCAACCCGGTATCATGAGGAATATTTTCTTCCTCAATAATATCCATAGAACTTACTCTTACTTCCCTATAAAATCCAACCCATACATCATCTCCTTCACTCTTACATTTGACAGGAATGTATTTTTTGGACATACGTTCCCTCACTTAAGTTTTTAAAAATCCCAAAACAATCGACCGAAATATATGATCTTTTATTTTCTGATCCTCTGATAGCAGATCATAACGAATTATACAAGGATGTGTTTTGAATTTTTCACTTTTTTTATCACCAAAAATCCATCCTTCTGCACATTTATGTCGTACCCAATTTTCATGACTCTGTTGTGCAGTGAAAGCGGGATTTTTTATCAGGTTCTCAACACCATCTATGGCGCTATCTTTTTGCCATTTTGGAGCATCATCCCATAATGGTTGAGAATCATCACCAATAGATAGACAAAACACTCTATTAGCATCATGACAAAGTTTTGCAATAAATGTAGTTTGGTCATCCATCGTCATCTTCCTCGTCTTCAAGGTATGCCATATCTTTTATCATATCAATAACGCTACCATACACAGTTCTTGTATTTATTGCAATGTCGTATTCTTCTTTACTCATTCTACCGCCCAGTATCGCTAGAGCGATTTCATCCATTAGTCTTTCCAGAGTCACTATTAGTTCGGTCATTGGCTGCCTGCGTCATTTTTTGTGATTCACGAACATCGTCACGAATATCCTTAGCAATTTCTTTACCGATACGCAAGCCCTCTGTCTTCTCTTTCGATGTTAAATCTTCTTGCTGCGTAACCATATCGGCACCTATTTTAGCAGCCGTCTGCCTTTCGGTTGATCTAATGCGTTCAAGATCAAGAGCCTCTTTGGATGCCGTTTTAGCTACATCGACAATAAGTTTGCCCTTGTCTATGCCAGCCTTGTTCGCAGCCTCGGCTTCCTTAATGGCAACCTCACGCTCGCGTAACTGGAATGCCGGGTCTTTAGCCAACTCTTCATTCTCCCTCTGTTCCATCTCAGTCTTGTTGTCTTCAAGAAGTTTGGTAGCAGCCTGCGCCACCAAGCGAGATAACCCTACCTCCACCTCTGGTGGTAGGGGTTGCCCCGGAGGCGGAAGCTGCGATCCGATACGATCTTCAATATCCTGCCGGTATTGATAGGCGAGGTGTTCGGCAATATGTGCCTCCATCGCAGACTGGATCATAGGCGCGTTTGGCGACTGTCCGACAATCTCTCTCGTCTTCGGGTCTTGCATCGCCGCTATATGGGTCTGGAGGTGAGCGTTGTGATCCTGTTCCATATACGCTTTTATAGGATCACCGGTGAGAATGTTCATGTTCTCACTAACCGGGTCAAGAGGCGGGGGAGGATCGTCAGATGGAATAAGGCGTTCGATATTTTTTATGCCTAGAATCTCAAGGCCAGATTTATGTACTTCCGGTAGATCGTAAATCTCAGGATTCGCCTGAACCATCTGCATCACCGCTTGGAACTGCACCACCTTCGCGGACATGGTTGCGGCGTTGGGATCGGAAACAGGTATGATATCGATACGGCCATCGAAGTCCTGCTCACGATTAAATTTTTTCTCTTCATCCCATGCATATTCAGGCCCCATATATTCGAATATGACATTGGAAATCAGTTTCAGTTCTTTTCTCAACGAGGCATGAATGCGGGCATGGATCGCACTCATCACTTTCATCGAGCGCTCAAGAAGAGCAAGAACGGTACCTACCGGGGCATTCTCTTTCATCTCCCCGACTTCAACATCGGCAATGGAGCCAATGCGCCTGCCTTCCTCAACAATAGTGTTCAGAAGATTATAAAGAACGCCGGACGGTTCCTTGTACGGCATCGGGAAAATGTTATCCCTGATCGCACCGGCAGGAACACTCACGTCCCTCCACTCACCCGGACGGATCGGATCGTCTTCATCGGTAGTTCTAAGACCCTTGGTTTTCAAACCGCCCGGAAGATTGGAAAGAGTACCGGCATCGACCAATTGCCTTAATATAGATGTAGACGATTTGGCTATGCTTCCCAATAGGTGGATAAGCCCAAACCCATAAAATCCGAATCCCGGTATATAAAGGTATCTGATAAAGTAATCTCTTTTAAGGTAATTTGGATCATCCTGTTTCCAGTTGCGATATATAGATAGTATTCTATTTGAAGACTTGTCTACAGTTATAATATATGGTTTTGCTATTTCATCTTCTTCTCCGTCAATCTCCAAATTGTAATCAATATGAACTTCCAATATGACATGAGTGTTTTCCATCTCATACGATTTTCTCGTACCAGATAGGGAGTCTTCTTTTTCTTGAACATCTGTAGTTTCAGACGTGGGCTGTAATACAACATCGTCAATATACAGACCGGTAGCTTGTAGCTTTTTAATCTCGTTAGTTGATTTACGCATTACATGCGTAGCGCGTTCACAGGTATCAAGATCGGTTGTAGCATAGTCCACAATAAAATCTTCTGCCGTGACCATCATGCTACATGGTCGTTTCTTTATCTCATCATAATAAACTTTACGGAAACAAGCGCCAGCAAGAGGTAGACGAAATAGTAATTGTTCTGTATCAGAACGGTATTCCGGCATATTCTCGGTAAGCTGGTAGTTCATCTCATCAGCAACACGCCGACCCTGTTCAATCTTTTTAGGGTCTTCTTTACCAACCAAAAGTGCCTTCACCGGTCCAGCGGCGGGGAACAATTCAACAATCGCATTCGACTGGAATCGTACAACTGCCTCTGCGAGAATCGGATGGAAAACACCAGAGGCCCCGTCCCAAGGTTCCTGCCGGTTTTCAATCTTCATGCCAAGCTGATCAAGCCCGGCGATGTACGTCCGATACCAGTCAGCACGGGATTCCTTGTCAGCCTCGTAATTACTGACCATTGTCGAAGCAAGAGTCGTCATGTCCGACTCATCAAGATGTTCTGCCAGATTATCGTCGTGAGCAATGGAAGGCTCTTCTTCCTCTTCAACCTCTTCGCTCGGAAAATCAATGACAACAGGCTCAACTATTTCCTCATCGTCATAGGCTTCCAATGGTTTTTCAATTGGCATCGGTATGCTCCTTAATAGTAATCTGCTTTGGCTCTTTTTCTGCCTTCATCATCGTCATCATCAAGAGTGGTACGTATCCACCCGCCTTGCCTGAACCTTGTCATCGCCATAGTGACGGTATCAACAATATCGTCATTCTCGCCAGCAGGAAACGAGGCAACCTCTTCAATAGTTTCTTGCGCCCACTTCTTTTCCAAGGGAGCGTAGACCATGCCAGAGGCAAAAATATCAGTGATTGAGTTAAGTCTTGATATTTTATCGTTGGGATTCAATTTATTCCCGCGTCCTACTGCAATATCCTGTACCGGCATACCCATCGATCTCATCTCGAATATTAATGGATGCCCGGAAGCCCTTGCTTCAATTAGACAAATGTCGGGATTGAAATCGTTAAAATTCTCCAAGGCGCGCGCCTTTAAATCAGGAAACTCCCACTTTCCCCTAATCATATCCAATAGGATAATGGCAGCTTCTCGCTTCTTGTTCGCACCGATTTGATAAAAAACACCCCACGTTGTGCAGGCCGAATAATCCGATCTGGTTTTTGAAGTGAAAGCCGTGTCCCATGCTTGAATAATAACTTCACATTCGGGAGCCTCGGACTTACGCCAGTCCTTCCACCAGTTCCTTTTGACAAGAGCGCCCTCCTCGGAAGTTGGATTTTGCTGGTATTGAGCGTTCCATTTGGAAACAGGAATGGATGCTTTTGTCTTTAAAAGTTCCTCAAGAGGCCAGAACTCTGGCCAGATTGGCTTGTTGTTATCCAGAATTGCCGGTAATTCAATGGTATGCCATCTATCTGCGAGTTTGTCGGACCCTTGGAGTTTGAGAAGCTGGCCGGTCAAGTCCCTTAACGACCAGCGTGTAGCAACAATGATGATCGACCCGCGAGGCTGTAGCCTCTGGCGCGGCCCACCCATATACCAATCCAAAACCCGGTCATAAACTTCTGGATTGGACACTGCGGTAACAGCTTCCTGTTCCGAATGAGGATCATCGATTATTAAAATATCAGCGCCCTTACCGGCCAATTTACCGCCGACACCGATAGCAAAATATTCACCACCCTTGTTAGTGCTCCAGCGTCCTGCCGCCTTGCTATCTGCGGATAGAGTGACACCGGGGAATATTTCCTGAAACTCTTTACTGGCAATTATATTTCTGACACGACGACCAAAGCCAACGGCCAACTCTGATGTATGAGAAGTCTGAATTATTTTTTTATCTGGAAATTTACCCAGAAACCACGCCGGTAAATAAACCGATGCGAATTCACTTTTCGTGTGGCGTGGAGCCATGGAAACAATAATGCGGTTTTTTTCACCGGCAATGACACTTTCAAATGCTTCCGCAACGAGTGTGTGATGATGCCCCTGTATAAATCCCGGCCACATGTATTTGACAAAAGCAAGAAATTCGTCATGAGCCGCTTCAAGAAATCTCGCCCTCTCCAGCTTCTCGAACAATGCCAGCGTGGCAGCCTGCTCATCGACTGGTAGATTCTTTACGAGAGAACGAATGTCAAGCACATGGAACCTAAAAAAATGGGCTGCCGAAGCAGCCCTAGTTTGGGAGGAAGATCAATGCATCTTACTTATACCACAGGGTTGATCCTATTTCAACTCAGACCATGCCTTGATTTTATCATCAAGGAATTTGACTTCATTATGGGTGTAGTCACCATACTTGGAAGCCAAATCCTTGACACGGGACCAGTTCGGTTTTGTGTAGCATTTGTCCTCGATTTTCCTGTATGGCATTTCCCTCAAGAAGCCGTAAGCCAAATGAGCAGACCGGCTTTCCCTGCGAACATTTTGTGTTCGATGCCGGTGAAGTCCGAAGTATATAGGCTCTGGGTCATGGTCCGGTTCCCTTTTCCACTTCATCACCTTCCGCTCTTCGTGCCGGATAATTTTGGCTTCGGAAGAAAGGGACTTTATTTTAACTCGCAGATATTCTCTCACTATGCTCTCCATGTTCACTTTGTTCACATACGAAACGCTATGCGTTTCTTCTAGTGATCTTGTATTTTCTAGGTTAGGGAGGGCTACGTGCCTTGCATTCAATCGGCGTTGCCGACTTTCTATTTCGAACTTCATGTCATGATCAGTTCCTTCACATACAATCGCTAAAGCGATTTTCTGGTTTAATTTTTTTCCTTCATTTCCGCCACTACGTCTACTACTTTTGTTACAGTAGTAATCAACTGTCCTGTTATACCAATAATACCTCTACGAAAGTGTACGTCAAATACTGTATTTATGACAATCAAACCAAACAGGCCAAAAATAATTATATCTCTTAGTATCATGTTCAGTTCCTTAATTGGTGCTTGTGTCGGAATTCGAACCCGAACGGAGTAGGGATTGAAAGCCCTGCCGCAACCATTCACAAGCATGAAAAGATAGTCTTTCCGTCCCACGGACAATCCGGGCACTCTTCGGCATGGAGCCTCTTAAGTTCCTTGCTACTGGTAGCGATGGCTTCGTCATAGGCGTCCCATACCTTGTGATAAAGAGGCCCTGACCAAAGGCGAAAAAAGCTGTTCCATGTCTTGTCATAGGCGGTTCCTATCTTGTAATAGGCAGCCCATGCGTTAAGAACCTCCGGGGGTAATGTGCCTTTGATGGGCTTGAATAGTCTTAATCTAATTTCAATTTCATCCCATGATTTGTTGCCTGCAATATATTCAATCCGCTCATTAGGATTGGTCACGAATTCACACAGAAGGTCATGGTGGCAATGCCAGTACATTGTATTGTGTGGAAGAGCCATGCTATCCTTCTGTAATAAAAGCGACAACGACGATAAAATCTTCAGGCCGCAAACAAGTGAGACACCCCCACCGATTATCAATATATAAGCTAGATACATTCCCATCACCAATCAAATAGCCACAGAATGGTTCGACTTGCCCTGCATGACTTATCGCCACGCATAATGGCATCTGCACATAGCACAGCCAAAATGACCATGAGTATTGTCCAAACCCCGAGGATTATCAGAAATAAACTTATATCCATATGCCACTCCTTAAAGTAGAACCCCCGGCAGAGCCGGGGGCTTAAATTATTTGATCCGCTGGACGTGAACACCCTCGTCAATGGTACGAATGGTGATCTTGATGCCCGGTGCTACACGGCGTTGTGCCGAGTAGATGGACGACCTCGTATATTGAGGTTTTTTCGTCTTTACAACAAATGCATCATCTACATCTGTCATCTGTGCAAACGGATATTTTGATACAGGCTTGCGTCCCGGCAATTCTGCGTTTTTGATAATTGTGAAATTATCATCGCTTGCCGTGGTGGCTACAGCGGGTTCATTCCACCCACCTTCTGCGCTATTTTCTGGCACTTCGATATTCCTTTTTCAAAAATGACCGCATTCGCTACCCTACAACATCAAGCATGTTAATTCAAGAAGAATTATATTTATTTGTTATCTCACTGGTCAAATTGACCACGAACAAGATAGCCAAATATTATACCTATGAATAACGGTAGAAAGTAATATAGATATATCATTCCTCTCTGTCCTCCTCCTTGTCCTCCCACTCGCCGCACCATTGCGATCCGCGAGTTGTCACATTCTGAAATTTCGTGCCGTAGGTTACGGGTGGGTATCTCCGGCAGAAACCTCTACGCACTGGTAACGGTTGTTCCGAATTCATCGGGTCAGGTAGCCAGAAGTAGCAATTCAAACAAAGTTCTTTCATACTCAATTCCCTTGCATCCAGTTGCTTTCACCTATAATGAGTTTGGCAATGTTCGAGGCAGTCTTAAGTGATAGTGCGACTTTCTGTTCTGTCCTATATCCTACTTTATTTTTCCTATGTATATGATTAATGAAATAAAATATCCTGAACATCAAGTAGACATCTTCATTAGCGTCTCTCATGTTTCTCA